GATGATACTACCTATAAGTCTAGAAAAAATTATACTTTAAATCACTTGATAGAACGGATTAAAATTTATAATGAAGAAAACTTTAATTATGATATTGTAAACGTACCATTAAAAGATTAATATGGGAGAGGAATTCTATTCAATCATCAAGCTTACTTCAGGTGAAGAAATATTGTCTCTAGTCTCCGTCGATGAAAATGATGGAGACACAATATTAATTCTTCACAATCCAGTAACTATGAAACTTATTTATTCTGAAAATGGTTCATCCTATCTAAAGGTAAAACCTTGGATGGAAATGACAGATGAAGATTTGTTTATGATCAAACTGGATAAAGTAATTACGATGATAGAAACTCATGACGAAAGAATTCTATCCATCTATAAAAATTATCTCTCTTCTGATATAGAAACTTATGTTCCCGGTGGCAAAGTAAACCTCTCAAATGAGATGGGTTATGTATCTTCTGTCGAAGAAGCCCGTAATAAACTTGAAAAGATATTTAAGGGTATTAAAGAAAGCTAGTTCTCATCTTCAACGGGAACAAACCTATTCTACTCATATTTTTTATGCTTGTCAAGCCCTTCTTTTTTGTGCTATAATAAACACAACTTATACAAAGTAAATGAAATGCTATGCCAAAGAAAAAATCAGAACATTATGTTAATAATAAGGAGTTACTAGAGGCTCTAATCGTTTATAGAAACAAGGTTGCAATAGCAAAAGAGAAAGGACTTCCAAAACCAAGAATTACTAACTATCTTGGAGAATGTTTCCTAAAGATTGCAACTCATCTTTCTTATAAACCAAACTTTGTAAATTATATGTTTCGTGAAGATATGATTTCTGATGGCATAGAAAATTGTGTTCAGTATATTCATAACTTTGACCCAGAGAAATCAAAAAATCCCTTTGCATATTTTACTCAGATTATTCACTATGCTTTTCTAAGAAGAATTCAAAAAGAAAAGAAGCAACTTGATATAAAAACTAAAATTATTGAGAGAACAGGATTTGATGAGGTTATGGTTGTGGATGACAGCTTGCTTTCTGGCAGCAGTTCGGACTATAATACAATTAAAGACAACATCAATTACCGAAACAACCGATGAAGGTAGCAATTTTAACTGACACTCATTATGGTGCGAAAAAGGGTTCTAAGCACCTTCACGATTACTTTGAACTCTTTTATAAGAACGTATTTTTCCCTGCCTTAGAGGAGCACGGAGTAAGTACTGTAATTCATATGGGTGATGCCTTTGATAGTCGTAAGTCAATTGACTACCAAAGTCTTCAGTGGGCAAAGAGAGTTGTATTTGAACCTCTTAAAAACTATGAGGTTCATATGATTATCGGTAATCACGATTGCTACTACAAGAATACTAATAATGTAAATTCTCCAGAACTTCTCCTTGAAGATTATACTAATATCAAAAAGTATAGTTCTCCAAGTTCAGCAAAAATTGGAAACCTGGAGATTGCTTTTATTCCTTGGATTTGTTCTGAGAACTATGATGAAACTTTAAAGTTTATTCAGAAAACAAATGCCAAGATTGCGATGGGGCATTTGGAACTGAATGGTTTTCGTGCTCATCGGGGACATACTATGGAAGATGGTATGGATACCCAAGTATTCTCCAAGTTTAAAAAAGTTTTCTCAGGACACTTTCATACTCGTTCTGATGATGGGCATATTTTCTATCTTGGAAATCCATATGAAATGTTCTGGAATGATGTAAACGATACTCGGGGATTTCATATTTTCGATACTGAAACTCTAGAACATACGCCAGTCAATAATCCATACAAACTCTTCTACAACATTTACTATGAAGATACCCCATATCAGATGTTTGATACTTCTGAATATGAAAGTAAAATTGTAAAAGTAATTGTTAGGAAAAAGAGCAATCCAAAGTCTTTTGAGAAATTTATTGACAAACTTTATTCTTCTGGAGTTCAAGACCTTAAGATTATTGAAAACTTTGAAATTCAGGAAAGTGAAGAGTTTGATGTTGATGAAGACGAAAACACACTTTCAATCTTAAGTCGTTATATTGAAGAGACTGAAACTCAATTCGATAAAACTACTATTAAAACTATTCTTCAAGAAATATATAAAGAAGCGTGTGAGGTTCAATAATGTTTCTCCTAACTCTAAAGGGTCGTAAGGATGATGGAGCATATGCCGTTAGCGATAAGTATGGAGAAAAAGTTTTATTTTTGTTTGAAGAAGAGGATGATGCTGTAAGATATGCGTTGATGCTTGAAGATGACCCAGACTATGAAAAGGAAATGGAAGTTGTAGAAGTTGATGATGAACTTGCTTTAAAGACCTGTAAGATGTATAATTACAAGTATGCTGTGATTACTCCTAACGATATTGTTGTTCCTCCCAAATTATGATTACATTTAAAAAAATTCGCTGGAAAAACTTTCTCTCTACTGGTAATCAATTTACAGAGATAGATTTTCAAAAACATCATACAAATTTAATTATTGGAACGAACGGAGCAGGAAAATCTACAGTTCTTGATGCTTTGACATTTGTTCTTTTTAATAAACCATTTCGTAAAATTAATAAACCTCAACTAGTCAATACTGTAAATGAAAAAGATTGTCTAGTTGAAATTGAGTTTTCTATTAACTCAAGAGACTATTTGGTTCGTCGTGGCATCAAACCTAATATTTTTGATATTGAGGTGAATGGAAATCCACTTCATAAAGAAGCAGATGACCGTGCTAATCAGAAAATTCTTGAGGAAAATATCCTAAAGGTTAATTACAAATCCTTTACTCAAATTGTAATTTTAGGTTCAAGTACTTTTGTTCCTTTTATGCAATTAACAACTGCTAATCGAAGAGAAGTAATTGAAGACCTTTTGGATATTCGTATTTTTTCTACGATGAATTCTTTGATTAAAGAAAAAATTCGTCAACAGAAAGAACAAATAAAAACTCTAGAACTAAAGAAAGAGTCTTTGAAAGATAAAGTCCAAATGCAGCAAGACTTTATTCAAGAACTAGAAAGTCGTGGAAAAGAGAATATTGAAAATCGTAAAAAGAAAATCAAGACCCTTCAAAAAGAAATCGAAGATTTTTCTTTACTAAACTCTAATCTTGAGGAAAGTGTTTTTGCCTTAACAAAAGACCAAGAAGAAATTACTGGATTTGCTGACAAACTGAAGAAACTTGGAAATCTAAAGGGTAAAATATCCCAAAAGGTATCGACTATTACTAAAGAGCATAAGTTCTTTACTGAAAATACGGTATGCCCTACTTGCACTCAAACTATTGACGAAAGATTTCGTCTAGATAGAATTGAAGATTCTCAAAATAAGGCAAAAGAGCTTCGCAAAGGATACCAAGAACTTGAAGAAGCAATTAAATTTGAAGAGTATAGAGAGAATCAATTCATTACTCTGTCTAAGGAGATTTCAAAACTAAACAATGACATTTCTCAAAACAATACTAGGATTTCACACAATCAAAGACAAATCCAAGATTTTGAAAATGAAATTCAAAAACTTACCGAACAACTTAAAAACCGAAATACTGAAAATGAAAAACTAGAAGAATTTCAAGAAAATCTAAAACAAGTCTTTGATGAATTATCTGAGAAAAAAGAAGAAATTGTAAATTTTGATTTTGCGTATTCCTTACTCAAGGATGACGGTGTAAAAACTAAAATCATTAAAAAATACCTACCCTTTATCAATCAACAGGTTAATCGTTATCTCCAAATGATGGATTTTTATATCAACTTTCATTTGGATGGAGAATTTAACGAAACTGTAAAGTCCCCAATTCACGAAGACTTCTCATACTCTTCATTTTCGGAGGGTGAAAAAATGAGAATTGACCTAGCACTTCTCTTCACTTGGAGAGAGGTTGCTAGAGTTAAGAACTCAGTAAATACCAATCTTTTGATTATGGACGAAGTTTTTGATAGTTCCCTAGATGGATTTGGAACTGATGAATTCCTTAAAATTATTCGATATATTATCAAAGACGCAAACATTTTTGTTATCTCTCACAAAGATGGTCTTCACGATAAATTCGATAGTGTGGTGAGATTTGATAAAGTCAAAGGTTTCAGTAGGATGGTTTGACAACTGGCACACCCCCTCTTGACCCATCTGGTTTTATAGATAGAATGATGGGACAAACACAAAACCGATGGCACATCACAAAATCTGGGAAAACGGTCGTAATCCCTCTAAGAGGAACGACAAAGGAAGAAAAAAACCGCAAGCCATAAGGCAAGCGAAAAAGAGAATGAAAAATCTCAAGAAGCGTCTCACTGGTGGGGATGCTTCTTTTTTTGATATATACTAAAGATGGTGTAGTAGTATGCTTACTATAAGAACTTTAGGTGATAAAGTATTAACTCAGAAGGCAAAAAGAGTTGCGAGTGTGGATGATAGTATTCGCAACATTTGTATCTCTATGATTGATACGATGAATGCCAATAACGGTGTTGGTCTTGCTGGAAATCAAGTTGGAATTTTGAAAAGAATTATTATCATTAAAGATAATGAAGATACAAAAGTAATGATTAATCCTGAGATTGTTGAGTTCTCAGAGACTGTATGTGATATGAATGAGGGTTGCTTAAGTATTCCTGATACATTTTTGGATATCAAAAGACCCGAAACAGTTAAAGTGAAGTATAGAGATATTAAAGGAAAACCACACTTTGAAACTTATTCTGGACTTACTTCAAGAATTATTCAGCACGAAATAGACCATCTTGATGGAATAGTAATGGTTAATAAATAATTCAACAAAGGATATAGTATAGGAAAATGTATTCAGGTAGAAGTTTTAGGGATGCTTATTTGGAAATTTATAAGAACTTAAATGAGGCTGCTTCAACAAATCCTTATACAAACCCAAAGGCAGCAGAAACTGCTGTTAAAAAGGCAACTGAAGCACCAAAAGCAACTCCAGCACCAGAAACTCCAAAAGCAACTCCAGCACCAGAGGCACCAAAGTCTCCATTTGCTTCTAAGAGTGAACTAGAAAACTTGAGAAGTTCTGCTGCCCGTGCTACAGTAGCAGGTCCTTCAAAAGAAGCACAGGCATTAATGTCTCCAAGAACAAAGAGAATTTTGAGTGGAAACTCTGTTTATAGTAGAGGTTCTGGTCGTGATGATATGATTGCTGGTAATCTTCAGAGAGCAAGAGGTGGTAGTAGCACTCAAGCATCTACTTCTACTGATAAATCATCTGGACCTGATATGAGCAGGTTTAAAAAACTTGGTCCCGCACCATCTTCAAGTTCTTCATCAAGTCAGTCCCCTTCAACCTCTTCAAGTTCTTCTAGCACTTCACCTACGACTTCATCAGGAACCCGTGTTCGTACAGGAAATATAAATGTTGCTATTGGAAATGAAGGTGATAGAATTGGAAATAATAGAAAAGTTGTAAATAAAACAGTAATAAAAAAATCTCCTGAAGATAGATTACCTAAGAGACCTGATGGAAAATCAGAAAAGCCTGATGGTTCTAATGATAATGGAGATACTAGAGAAAAACTTAAAGGACTTAGAAAACTTAGAGCAGCATATAATGCTCAACAACTTGCCTCTTCATACGAATATGAGAACGACACTCTTATTGAGTCACATTATGAAGTAGGTGATAAGGTAACTTGTAAAGCAAGTGGAATGACTGGTAAAGTTGTAAAGGTTGACCCAGAAGAAAAAGGTAAATATTATACTGTAAAACGTGAAGATGGTAAATCTATGAAGTATGCTCCAGATGAACTTAAGAAAGTTTCTTTAAAAGAAGAAATAGTTGTGAAATTGAAATCGCCAGAAGAAAGAGCAAAATATCAAGCAAATTTGGAAAAAAGGAAAAAGAGAAAAGAAGAACCATCATTTTGGGATAACTTAAGAAAACGTAGAGAAGAGGGTCTTCCATCACAAATTGACATTAAAAGAGTAGTTGCCGCACAAAATAAAAAAGAGCAAGAAAAAAGATTTAAAAAGCAGAGTGAGGAAAAGGAAAGAAGAGAAAGAGCAGCAGCACTTAAAAAAGAACAAGTAGACCTTTATGACATCATCCTCTCTCATCTTCTTGATGAAGGATATGCTGAAACACAAGAAGCAGCAGAAGTCATTATGGTGAATATGAGTGAAGAGTGGAGACAGAGTATTGTTAAGAGTTGTGTTGACTGAGGACACTTTCCAAACTGTCCACCAGGGGGTCACAAGACCCTCTTTTTTTGTATAATACATTCATAACGCACAACCCCCCCCCTTCTATGTCTGTAAATTTTGAAGTCAAAGGAATGCTTGCCCGTCTTCTTGCTACGGAAGACCTTGTAGTAGAACATAAGAAAGTCCAAACTGCCTGCTTTAACGTTCATACCCGTGTT